GAGCAACAGTTTAAGATTGAGTTTGAGTGTGAGTTCTTAGGATCTGTTAATACTCTTATTAATCCAGCAATACTTAGAAATCTTGTATATGATGCACCGAAGACAAGAAACGCAGGTCTTGATATTTACGAAACACCAGTTAAAGATCATAATTATATAATAACAGTTGACGTTGCCAGAGGATTGGGTAACGATTATTCTGCTTTCATAGTTTTTGATACAACAGAGTTTCCTTACAAGGTAGTTGCTAAGTATAGGAATAATGAAATCAAACCTATGCTATTCCCAAATATTATTTTGGATGTAGCAAAGGGATATTATAATGCTTATGTTTTAGTTGAAGTTAATGATATAGGAGATCAGGTAGCAAGTATCCTTCAATATGATCTAGAATATGAAAACCTCTTAATGGCATCTATGAGAGGAAGAAATGGTCAAATAGTAGGACAAGGTTTCTCAGGTAAGAAAACTCAACTTGGTGTTAGAACAACTTCAGCAGTTAAGAAGTTAGGTTGTTCCAATCTTAAAACGATGATGGAGGATAATAAACTCCTAACTTGCGATTATGAGATTATTTCAGAGTTAACAACATTCGCACAAAAACATAATTCATTTGAGGCAGAGGAAGGATGTAATGATGACCTTGCTATGTGCCTTGTTATATTTGCTTGGTTAGTCAATCAGGATTATTTTAAAGAGATGTCGGATAACGATATCCGTAAGAGAATATATGAAGAACAGAAGAATCAAATAGAGCAAGATATGGCTCCATTTGGATTTATTGCAGATGGATTAGATGATACAAGTTTTGTAGATAAAGATGGAGATACTTGGCATTTGGATGAGTATGGGGATAAGTCATACATGTGGGACTACATGTAAATAGGTATAATCATAAATATTTTTAGCATAATCTGAGATTCGGAGTATAAAAGATGCCTCTAAATTTAGCATCTCCTGGAATTGTAGTAAGAGAGGTTGACCTAACGATTGGGAGAGTAGATCCTACGAGTGGATCTATTGGAGCGTTGGTCGCACCGTTTGCGAAGGGACCTGTTAATGACCCACAACTCATTGAAAGTGAGGAGGATCTATTACAGACTTTCGGACAACCTTACTCAACAGACAAACATTATGAGTATTGGATGGTTGCATCCTCATACTTAGCGTATGGTGGAACACTGCAAGTTGTTCGTGCTGATGATTACAATACTTCAACAGGTGTTGGATTAAAGAACGCATTTGTTGGAGCAGCAACTAGTATAAGAATTACAAGTAATCTTCACTATAACCAATTAGGTTATGATGAGAACGCTATTACTAATGTTACTGTTGCAGCAAAAAACCCAGGTACTTGGGCGAATGGAATTAAAGTTGCAATCATAGATGGTAAGGCAGACCAAATCCTAACTGTTGCTAGTGGAAACACTACTGCTGTTGGATCTGCTATTACACAAGTAATTAGTAAAACTATTGGAACAGCAACTGGAACAACAACTATTGATGGTGTTCTTAAAGGTATTGTTACAGGAAGTACTGATACAACTTTAGAAGTTAAGGTTATTTCTCATATATCTGCAGCAGGAGTAGAAACCGCAGTAGATTATCAGCAAGGTGGTACTTACGCATTTGGTTCTACAGGTGCTACTACTGGAGTAACAGAAACTAAAATTATAGACGCAGGTTCATCTGGATCTGGAACAGGTAAAGCATATACTGCTCAAACAGATTGGTTTGAACAGCAAAATATTGTATTAAGTAATGGATTCCTAGAGTGGGATCAATTAGCAAATTCTCCTGGTACTTCTACATTTGCTGCTGCAAGAGGTGGTAGAAATGATGAAGTTCATGTTGTTGTTATTGACGACAAAGGAACCGTAACTGGAAATGCTGGAACTATCTTAGAGAAGCATTTAAGTTTATCTAAAGCAAAAGATGCTGAGTATTCTGTTGGATCTTCTTCTTATTGGAGAGATTATCTAGCAACTAACTCTCAGTATATCTTTGGTGGTAGTGCTCCTGCAGGAATTACAACTACTGGTTATAGCACATCTTCAACTAATACTTTAGATGCTGATAGTGGTTGGGATCAAAATGCTGATGCAGTAAACTTTGGTGCATCTGGTGTATTCACAGGAACACTTGCAAGTGGAACAAACTACGGTGATGCAACTGATCTCACTTCAACTGGTGCTTTAAATTCAGGTGTAGATGATCTAATTAGTGGTTACACTCTGTTTGAAAATACAGAGGAAACTGAAGTAGACTTCATCCTAATGGGTGCTGCTCATCATCCAAAAGAGCAATCACAAGCAGTTGCAGAAAAAGTTACTGCTGTTGCAGAAGCAAGAAAAGATGCAGTTGCATTTATTTCACCTTACAGACAAGCATTCTTAAATGATAGTTCTGTAGGTTCAGTAACTGTAAATAACATTGATACGATGACGGATAACGTTATTGGATTCTTTGCTCCAATATCATCATCCACTTATAGTGTATTTGATAGCGGTTACAAGTATATGTTTGATCGCTTCAACAATACTTTCAGATATGTCCCATTAAATGGAGACGTTGCTGGAACTTGTGCAAGAACTGATATCGAACAGTTCCCTTGGTTCTCACCAGCAGGAACTGCAAGAGGTCCAATCCTCAATTCAGTAAAACTTGTTTACAATCCAGGCAAGAAACAAAGAGATATCCTTTATTCCAACAGGGTTAACCCAGTTATCCTATCACCTGGAGCTGGTATTATCTTATTTGGAGATAAAACTGGATTTGGTAAATCATCAGCGTTTGATCGCATCAACGTTCGTAGATTATTCATCTACCTTGAAGATGCTATTTCAGCCGCTGCTAAAGATCAACTCTTCGAGTTCAACGATGAACTTACAAGGACTAACTTTGTAAATATAGTTGAACCATTCTTAAGGGATGTTCAGGCGAAGAGAGGTATCTTCGACTTCGTAGTTATTTGTGACGAGACAAATAACACAGCAGCAGTAATCGACTCAAATGAGTTTGTTGCAGACATCTTCATTAAACCAGCACGTTCTATCAACTTCATCGGTCTTACCTTTGTTGCTACCAGAACTGGTGTTGCTTTTGAAGAAGTAATCGGTTCAGTTTAATTAGAGGTTTAAAAAACAATCATGGCTAGAAATCAAGTCAATCCACCACCACTAAGAACGATATCAAACTTCAAGAGTAAGTTGACGGGTGGTGGTGCTCGTGCTAATCTGTTTGAAGTTGTCCTCACTTTCCCAGACGTCGCTCAACCTGACTCTGCGGTTCTTGACAAAGCAAGATTCTTAGTAAAGGGTGCTAATTTACCAGCATCCAACGTTGCTCAGATCGAAGTTCCTTTCCGAGGAAGGGTTCTTAAAATTGCTGGAGATAGAACATTCGATTCTTGGACTGTTACCGTTATTAACGACACAGACTTCGCTATCCGTTCTGCATTTGAAAGATGGTCTAATACAATTAATAGACTATCTGATAACACAGGTTTAACAAATCCTGCAGATTATCAATCTGATGCTTACGTTTATCAGTTAGATCGTGACGGATCAACACTAAGATCTTATAGATTCTATGATACTTTCCCAACTCAGGTTGGACCTATCGAACTTTCATACGATGCTCAAGGCATTCAGGAATTCACAGTTGAACTACAAGTTCAGTACTGGGAAGCAATTAAAGGTTCTGGTCCAAATGCTGGTGGTGAGAACGTCAGCTAAATAGAACATACTAGAGACTAAATTTATAATGGCAAAACTTTTCGGGTTTTCAATTGAGGAAACGCAAAAGAAATCCACTTCAATAATCAGCCCTGTTCCCAAGAATAATGAGGATGGGGTTGATAATTTTATTTCAAGTGGATTTTATGGTCAGTATGTAGATATTGAAGGTGCGTATCGTTCCGAATATGATCTAATAAGAAGATATAGAGAAATGGCACTTCATCCAGAAGCGGATGGTGCTATAGAAGATGTTGTAAATGAAGCGATAGTTAGTGATTTATATGACTCGCCAGTAGAAGTAGAACTTTCAAATTTGAATGCAAGTAATACTTTAAAGAAAAAGATTAGGGAAGAGTTTAGGCATATTAAAGAAATGATGGACTTTGATAAAAAGTCCCATGAAATTTTTAGGAATTGGTATGTTGATGGTAGAGTTTTCTATCTAAAAGTTATTGATACTAAGAACCCACAAGACGGTATTCAAGATCTTAGGTATATCGATCCATTAAAAATAAAATATATTCGTCAAGAGAAAAAGAAACCAGGTAATCAAGATCCTGCTATAAGAGTTAGAAGCGAACAGGATGTAGTTCCAAATCCTGAGTTTGAAGAGTTTTATATTTACACACCTAAAGTTAATCACCCAACAGGAATGATGGGTCAAATGGGTGGTAAGAATTCTATTAAGATTGCAAAGGATTCTATCACTATGTGTACTTCTGGTTTAGTTGATAGAAATAAGAATAGAGTTCTTTCTTACCTACACAAAGCAATCAAAGCACTTAATCAACTTAGGATGATTGAGGATTCCCTTGTTATTTACAGACTATCAAGAGCACCTGAAAGAAGAATATTTTATATTGATGTAGGTAATCTACCAAAAGTAAAAGCAGAACAATACCTA